AATATGAGTATATTAAAAGTTGAATCTATCAGAGAGCCATACAACAATACTGAAGCTATGTTTATAGATTCTTCTGGCGATGTTACTTTCTCTGGTAGTGTAGTTATTCCAGGGACTATCTCTGGTGTTAATCTGTCTACTCTGAACACTACTGTGTCCACTTTAGCTACAGATCTTACTTCTCTCAATTCTACAGTATCCACTTTATCTACAGATCTTACTTCCCTCAATTCTACAGTAGGGAACATAGTGGGATTACCTGACGCTATTGATGTGGATGTATCAGCACCTGCGGATAGTGTAAATATAGATTCTAGTGGTAACTTGTTTGTCGGCACTACATCTATTGGAGGTGTTGGGTCTCCTAAAGCTGTAATAAAACAAAGCACAACAAATTGGTATGAAGGATTAGTAATAAGTGCAAGTAGTAATGATAATATTTTAACTCTTGGTCATACTGGAACAGAAGCACAAATTGGTGCATCTTATGGCACTTCTGGTTCTTACACTCCACTTACATTTAAAACATCTAACACAGAGCGTATGCGTATCGACTCTAGTGGTAATGTTGGTATTGGTCGTACATCTATTACTTATAAATTAGAAGTAAATGGCGACATAATGTGCGGACAAAATGGAAACACGCTAAGATTTGGTCGTGTTGGTCAATCAGATGGAGCGCAGATTCAATGTGACAATAGTTCTAATTTAATATTTAGAAATTATGGTGGCAATGAGCGTATGCGTATCGACTCTAGTGGTCGTGTCACGATGCCTTATCAACCGAGTTTCTTAGCAGTAAAAAGTAATGGTAATCAAGGTACTACAAGTGCTGTATTGTTTAATACAGTAGCACACAATATAGGAGGTCATTACTCTACTTCTACTGGAAGATTTACAGCACCAGTTGATGGTTATTATTTCTTAACTTTTTCAGCACATGGAGAAAATTCGCAACCTATCAGATTAAATATGCAAAAGAATGGTACGACTATGATTGGTGGAACAAGATATTCAAATGGTGCTTCTCACGGAGCAGTTACGATTGCTAATATTCAATATTTAAGTGCTAATGATTATGTATCAGTTAATATAGACGCAGGTACAGTTTGGGGTGGTGATACTGCATCAGGACCGCAATTTAGTGGAAGATTAGTAGGTTAATTATAGGAAAAATTATGACAACAATTACAATTGAATTAACAGATACTCAATATAAAGGTTTAGAATACGCAGCAAATACACCACAAGATTGGGTAGAGAATGCTGTAACAGAAAGAGCAAGAATTTCTAATGATGAAATCGTAAAGATTACAGTTGATTATTGCTTAGATAACGGTATTGCAGTACCTTCTACAAGAGAAGAAATTGTAGCTTATGCATTTGACAATGATGTAGTAAAAACAGCAGCACAAAGAGAAACAGAACATCAAGCAATGTTAGACGCTCAAGCTGAAGAGGTGAGCACAGAGGAGTAAACTATGAGTAAATTAAGAGTATCAGCGATACACGATCCATTCAATAACAATGAAGCTTTGACTATCGATACTTCAGGTAACGTAGGAATCACTAATGCTCTTACAATGAGTACGCTCACTGTTACTAATGGACTTTCTGTAGGATCGCTAAGTGTCGGTGGAGCCACTATAAACTCCACAGGAGCAGCAGAAGTTGCCTACTTAGACGGTGTTACTTCTAATATTCAAACTCAGTTAGATGGAAAGCAAGCATCTAGTTCCATATTAACTAATACTACAGCATCTTACACTACTGCTGAGCAAACAAAACTTTCAGGTATTGAAACAGGTGCAGATGTAACTGACACAGCAAATGTAACTGCAGCTGGTGCATTGATGGATAGTGAAGTTACTAACTTAGCACAAGTAAAAGCATTTGATTCAACAGATTATGCTACAGCAGCACAGGGTAGTAAGGCAGATAGTGCATTACAACCTACTGGTGACGGTTCTCAGTTAACAGGTATTGATGCATTACCTTCTCAATCTGCTCATTCAGGTAAGTATTTAACGACTGATGGATCTAATGCTAGTTGGGGCACAGTTACACAAACACAGGGAATGTTGCATGTATTCAACACAGATAGTAATGGAAATCTTGTATGGGATAATGCTGCAACGAGCATTTATGATGCCGACTTTAACTATTTACACGATGCGGTGATTATCGGTACAGACGATATGAGCTTTTCTGTTGATAGTAACGGGCATTTGATTATGACAATTAGTTAAGGAATAAAATATGGCACAAATAGATTTAGGAAAAATTCGTCCAGTCTGGCAAGGACTTTGGACAGCAAACACTGCATACGAGCAGCACGACATGGTTAAACAAGGAGTAAACAGTTATATCTGTACCACTGCTCATACTTCAGGAAGCTCGTTTAGTACAACTAACTGGGATGATTTGGCACAAGGTGCAGACATTCCTGCACAATCAGGTAATAGTGGAAACTATTTAACAACTGATGGCTCGGCTATGAGTTGGTCAACATTACCACCTAGTGATGATGCTTCAGCATTAACTACAGGTACATTAGCAGAAGCTCGTCAACCATCTGGATATTTTAAGCACCTTTACGAAAGCAGCACTCAAACTGAGTCAGATAGGAGCGTAGGTGGTTCGTGGACCGATCATTTGACTCTGGCTTCATTTACAATTCCTTCTGGTTGGAAGGGGCATGTTATTGTCTCAGGACACATGCACGGAGGATATGAATCTGGTGCTGGTGGTGCTATGCACAGAATGAGATTGACTGGTTCAGCTACTTACACATCAACGCAAGTAAAAGCTGCACAGGGTAGATTTGATAACTTCTCAGAGCCTCACAATTCGACATATTGTTTTGAAGATGTCAGTGCAGGTACATACACTCCTGCTTTGCAATTAGCGACTTATCAAGGTAGTTATATTGCTAACTACCATATGGGTGTTGACTTTTTCATGTGTACTGCATTCATAGAAAAGATTTAAGGAGGAATAATGAAACCATACCAACTTATAATTATTGATGCTATCAACGCACTTACTGATAACAATTTCAAAACATTTGTAGGCACAGATTTATCAACAGTTGAAGTAACTGATGACTACACTGGAAATGTTCCTACAGAAGCAGAAATACAATCAAAAATTGATGAACTAATGCCTGCTTTTGCGATGGATGCTCTACGTGAAGAGAGAAACAAGTTACTTAAAGAGACAGACTGGACTCAAAGTGAGGATGTTCCTAGTGCAACTAAAACCACATGGACAACTTATCGACAATCGTTACGTGATTTGCCAGCAAATACAGAAAATCCAGTAGTGGGAACAGATGGTTTGCTTACAGGTGTAACGTGGCCAACCAAACCTGAGTAATTACAGTAGATATAAGATAATCTTTACAGAGGGTATTTTTAGAAGTATCCTCGATAAAGATTATAGATAAATCAGATCTTTAAACACACTGTGTATTATGCATAACACATATATAACTAATGATTCAACTAAGAGTCAAGGGAGGCATCCCTCAAATTAGGAGAATGGAAACATGGCAACAAGTACAAATTTTACAAGGAATCAAGGAGAGATCTTCAGGATTACTATAGACATGGAGGACAATAATTGTTTTCCTATGGAGATAGCTGATTCAAATAAGAATCCTCTGATTTTCTTTGCTGGAGTTGCGACAAAGAGTGGCCAAACAGACGTTCCTATTCGTTTTAAGATGCAAGATGTAGAAACTGTTACCTACGGAAGAGGTTCAAACAGACAAACAGCTACAGGTGTCTTTAAGGTATATGCTTACATTCCTGCTGATGAAGTAGGTTCTTGTGACTTATCCCAATACGAAAATAGAACAGACTGTGAAGCTCATGGTGGTACTTGGACAGTAGACGCTAATGCAAGTCTTCTCACAACATCAAATATGGCAGCAGGTGACTGGAGTTACCAAATTAGAATTGCCGATGCTGATGATGTGTCAAACTTAGAAGCTGCAATAACTATCCTGTCTGGGACTTTGACAATAACTGAAAGTGAAATAGATGTATCCGCTGGAGCATCCTTCACATTCTCTGCTCCTGCAGCATAGGAGGTGATATGGCAACAACCGTTGGAACTGTCAATATTACAGATGTAGGTCAGGAGATTGTAGATACAGTTAATGTTGTTGAAGAGAATGTAACAGTATCTTTAGGTACTACTGGATTAAGAGGTAGACCTGGAGCAGTATGGAGAGGAGAGTGGTCAGGCACTTCAAATTACTATGTAGGTGATTTGGTAAAGAGAGATGGAAATGTGTTTATATGCACAGCTTACATCGGTGCTAGTACAACTGCTTATCCTGGAGTAACATCAAACTGGGAGCTATTCGCTGAGAAAGGACAAGATGGAGAAAGATCTGTCTTAATCTCTGCTGATGCACCAACAGGACACTGCTCAATAGATGGAAATACTACACAAAGTACTTGTATAAGTGCTGGTGGAACATGGAGTGCACTTGTAGAAGGTGACCTCTGGTATGAAACTGATACTGAAGGACTATTCACATGGGTAAACAACTCATGGTACGATATCTCTTCTCAGAAAACCATTATGGCAAACGAGGTTAGCGTCGAAGCAGACGGAGAACTACCTCAAGGCAACCTTCAAGATATATTAAAAAGACTAGAAGACGCAATATTTACAACAGCAACAACACCTACAGGGTCAAATGTCCAAGATGGAACCATTTGGTACGATACTGTAAATCAACAATTAAAAGTTCGTAGAAATGGAACATGGGTAACAATCGCTCAATCAGAAGCAATGAATGATGGATATGACGATTTGACTATGAATGGTGGTTATTTCTAAACGCAACTAACAAAGGAAATTAAAATGGCTAACTTAATTCAGATTAAAAGATCAACGTCGACAGCAGTACCTACTAGTCTAGCTGTAGGCGAATTAGCGTATTCTAGTGCATCAGATAAACTATTTATTGGTGAAGCTGGAAACGTAGTAACAGAAATTGGTGGTTTTCTGTATGTCGATCTATTAAACCACTCTGCTGGTACATTAACAGCAAACAGTGCTATCATCGTAGATGGCGACTCAAAGATAGATAATTTAAAAGTAGACTTCTTAGAATTCGATGGAAGAACAATTAGTTCAACTGACACAAATGGTGACATCACAATTCAACCTGATGGAACTGGTGCAGTAAACTTATATAACCCTTACATCGATCAGAATGGATCTCTTGTATCTCTTACAGAGTATAT